TCTTTCTGCCAGTTCGTTTAAAGACTTTATCGTGTCGAACGGCTCTGTTGGTTCTATCTGTGATTCGGCTGAAAAATACAGTCTATGCAGATTCTCTAAATTAAATTTGTCGGTCGGCTGATAACCTTTATGGAATGAAGGTTTTAGTGGTGATGGATATATTGCTATTGACTTACGAAACAATCCTTCGTTTTTAGGGAATGTATTAAAATGACAAATATCACCATCAAAACGTATTGTAACAATACACGCTTCGCTTTTATTTGAAACATTATAGTTAATTACTTGCTGTAAATAAAAATAATCTTCTTTTCTTAAATCACTTAATTTAAGTTTTAAATCAAGACTGAATTTAACATTACAATCTATTATCCAACCTCCTAATATTGGATGGTCGAACTGAATTTGCTCTACAGTTCTACCTATGTACTCTTTCATAGTTTTAGTTTTTAATTGTCCCAATTTTGATCTATAGCCCACTTGCAATATTCTGCCTCTTCTGAATCTAGCCAATCATCTTTATCTAATTCCGCAAGTTTGTTTTCATAATGAGATTTACTATACAAACAAGGTTGACCATTTGATTCAAGATAGCCTCTACCAAACTCTGCAAAACGTTCGTTGTATCGTTCCATAGCTTCATCGTACTCTTCTTTTGTACATTCTGAGTCTTCATCCCACGTCATACCGTCTTTGTAGAATTTACCGTCTATCTCTTCTGGTTTTGACGAATAAGAAAATTCAGCTTTAAAAGAATCACATCCGCTACATGATCCGTAAGAACCCTCTACTATCCCAATTTCACCTTTATGCATTACGAATGCAAGCCATGTGCCTTGATAACTCCCAAATTCTTTAAAATTTAACACTTCTGCACCTGCAGCTTCTAATGTTTGATAATAGCTCAAAGTTTTAGTTTTGCGCCTTTCGGCTGGTTAATTACAATCAATAAATGTATGTTGACTCAAATATTTCTCTATGTTAACGGTATCTGCAAATATATCTATTCCCATAGCACCTTCATATTTTCCAGTTACTAGAACGAATATATAGTGGCTTCCTACAAAAGCATACTTTATAGGTGTCAACTTTCCTACAATTAGTGATTCAAGAATGTTTGGGATATGTGACTCAAAAGGTATTACGCATCGAATATAATACGGTTCACCTCTTTCTACCGTTTCATAGAACATTCTTTTATCATAGAGTTTTTCAAATATATTTTTTTTAGGTTGACAACTTGCTTTCTCTTTATCCGAATCAATGAACATAAATTGCCTGTATGTAACTGTAAACATTCTACCTTCATCTGACTCCAATAGAGCTTTTGTTTCTCCATCTTCTTCAATCCATCTGTGGAATATGCCTATTGATTTTTCGGTTCTGTTATTACCGTGTTTATTGAACCAATACTCTACTTTTCTCATGTTACTCTGTTTTTGAAAGTTCTAAAATTCCGGCTACTATAAAGAAGCACACTAGCATTGATAATTCTATTACAGCAAATACACTTCTGCTTCCTTCACTCCACGTTGGAACATCAAACGTGCTGTTTAATAGCGAAAATTCTATGTAGAATACTACTGAGGCTACTGCGTATAAGCCTAATGCTTTAAAGAAGGTTTTCATTGGTTTTTGTTTTAGTGGTTATTCTATAAAAACAAGAATTCTTGCTTTTATAACTAATTGATTTTACGGTTAATATTCTCGTGTATGCCTAATCGGACGGCACTATTAGCATCGATTAAAACATTGCAAAATAGCTTAATTGAAGCGTACATTTCATGACGTTGCTTTAATTGTTCATCTGATGCAGATTGCCAATCTGCAACTCCACATGCTATTTGTATCTGTTTTTCAACATCTTTGATGAAATTAGGAAATTCTCTTGCGTTTCCATATCTACTATAAAGAGATGCACTCATTTCTCTGTAACTGTCTCCACTATCATTTCTAAATTTTTTTAGATTGTCGTAAATCCATTCGTACTCTTCTATTTTTATATTCACGTTTATTTCAAGTACAATATCTATAAATATGAGCGGATGTACCCATGTTCCTCCTAAGCTACCTTGCGACACCATAATAATATTTCCGTATTTCCTTTCTAGCTCTTTAATAAATCCTGAACATGTTTTTCGGTATAAGTATTGAGATAAATTGAATATCCCAATATTATTTAGTAATCTCAACCTATTACACACTTTCACAATATCAGTAACTCGGTATAATCCAGTTTCTTCGTTTTTTACTATTTCAGCACCTAATAAGTTGCCAACTATTACACATTTTTCACTCATAATATACATGTTTAAATTTTTCGTAAATTTAATACTTATTATTTAATTCGCAAATAATATATGTATTATATTTACAACAAAAAAGCCCCCGTTGTTAGCGGAGGCTTTGTATGTTTTGTGGTATTAACCCCACTCCGTAAGTGAGGTGCGCAACTTAGGGCATTGCGAACTAGTGATCATTGTCTCAGCCATGTCCTTCGCCCTTTTGGCGATGACGTTGCAAATATAGATGTTATTTCGCTTCTTTCGGTTCTTTCACTTTCGGTTCTTTCCCAAACTCTGCCGATGATGTTTCCGCGTTTGTCGGCAATAGGAACTCTTTCGGATAGAGCTTCACCATTTCTTTGTACTCATCGGCCAACGTTTCTATATTGGTGTAATAATCACCGCCACCGTTTTCTTCGGATGCTTGTTCGTGTGTTTTCAATCCGTGCTGAATTGCAAGAATAACCGCTTTCAACTCTTTCGCAGGATCAGCTTGCGGAACGCGCGGCCCTACATAACGGCTCTTTAAATATGCCTCTTTTGTGATATGGTCTTTACTCAATATTGCATCAATAAAGCCCGGTGCTGTTATGCGCCCAAATAACACCTCTAATTCAACGAATATCTCATAACACATGCCATAGTACACTGGAATATACAACGCGCGTCTATTTAGCAATATTTGCTGGAATGATTGCGAACTCATACGAGATGCTGAGAAAGAGTTTTTGTATAGCATGGTTGCTACTTCATACGGAATACCAACTGCCGATGCGATAAGCACTAAAATAGGCTCTAAAAATCCGCCAATATTGGTGTTCGATGTTGCTGGAATTGTTTTGATAGTTGCACCAATAGGGCCATTAACCAATTGGTCTGCTCCCATTGCCACAACGTTGCGTTTCATCTCTTCAATTGTTCCGTATGATTCTAGTTGCTGGTCTTTCGGTTCTCCTGCATTCGCTGCCTCAATCATTCCCTGCATACTCAGCCCCTCACCAGTTGAAAAGTGGTTGTGTTCCACTATCACGGCCATGTTAGCTGCCTTAACTGCTCCAGATGCTGCTGCTCCGATAAGGTCTGTACAGTTTTTGATATTCTCGAATGAAGCTATCATTATAGGCAATCCACGAACCGAACCGACTGGCAAATCCAATCCATACAAAAGCGCAGCTTGTTTACGTCCAGTCTTTTTACCGATTGCCTCAATACGGGTAAACGTCCAATCATCATTCTGTACGTAGAAAGCAACGTGTGTGCCGTTTTTGTCTATCTCGACACCTTCGTACTCTTTATTGCCTCTGTTTTGTATCTCTATTGAGTAAGGATAGCCGGGCGATTTCACTCTACGTCCTGATATAACGTCAATAGTTGGATAGCCGTTTACTACTCGATCAATAATTAGGCAATCACCTTCAATTATAGCTTCTAATACCGCTCCCCTGAATTGTATCTGTGCTGATTGGTTCTTGTTGTGGGTACTAAACCGGCTCTCCATGTGAAGACGAAATCTCGATTCAGCTTCACGAATAAATCTCTTTTTGCCGAATTTTGTTCCTTTGCCTGCATTGATAACATCGTCCATCGGCTCGGCTTGCATTTTAAGACCAGCTCCGCAAATCCATTCAACGTAATTATTGATGAACGTTTTGGCAATATCCGATTCGTTGTACAATTGACGGCCTCTTACTCTTACCGATTCGTAATTGTACACATAATGTATCGGCGGCCCCATTTGTCCTACATTTTTTTCACCGTCTGAATACACTACTTCTATTCCTTGATTACGTCCACCATAATACGCTTGTGCGCTGGCTATTTCACTCTTTGATGTAATTGCCGACTGTAACATTATCGCATGGTTATTTACCAATACTGATTCTGCTTTTACTTTTGGCTTAAACCAATCTACTAATCCCATATTAACCTCTCTTTCTAAATGTGTTGTACTGTCTCATTGTTTGCATTCTGCCTAAACATCTATTCACCAATGTTGCTTCGAGCTTGTCTAGGTCATACATCGACTTTAATATTGCGTCCGGACTCCTAAATACTGTCTTTATGACTGTCTGACCGTCATTAAACGTCAACTCTTGCACATCTCCGTTTAATAGAGCCTTAGTATAAGTGTCAAGCAATGCTTCCCGTAGCTCACGTATCTTTGTGAGCCGTGTCTTTGCAACCGTCTTGTCGCAAATAAAATCTTCAATTGTTAAATATTCTGCCATATCGTTTGTTTTTTACAAAATTACCTTTTACTTATGAGTTTCATTAACGAAACGAAATTTTTATAAGTGTATTCTGTTTTGGCCTCAGCGCACCATATACGCATTGCTATTTTCACCAATGCCTCACTATAAACCCTGCAATCAAAGTAGTGCTGACGTGATTCTGAGTGTATTTTGCTCCATTGCCATCCAATTGCCTGCTTTTTGCTGTTCTTTACTATCTCTCTTTTCTCACCTTCATATTCAATAAAGTATGATTCTGTCGTATAAAGACCTTCATGGCTCATCGGAAAGTTCATGTGTCCTAATGGCTGTTCTTTGCTCGATCCTTCATTCCAAGACGTTGTGATTGACTCATAAACGCGGTCTTTTAACCTGTTTCCGTCAACTTTCCACAACTGAGGCTGTTCGGTTTTTAGTACGTAAGGTTTTGCCTCTCCATCTTTTGCAAACTCATCTGTCCGGCCTCCTTTTATAGCAATGCAATTTTTGTGTTTAGCTACGAATCTGTTTGCATATACCGTGTAGTTACCAGTATCAACACCGCAAAGCATTATTCGCATCGTTTTTCCGCTCTGAGTTTTCCAGTCGCGCAACAAAACTTCATTTTCAAAGATTGTCCATACACTATTTGATGCACCATGCCTATAAGTTAGTTTATCCGTTCTACCGCCTCCCTTAATGATACGTTCCCGTGCTTCTCTCGCTCGCTCAAAGTCACCGATTGCTCCGTGCATTATTTCATAGCTGGTATGAAAGTCAGCATCTCCAGATTCAGTGTAAGCTGTTACCGTGTAATTCAATCTAACATCGTCATTTTCTGGATTCTTTTCGTCCATTAATCCATTCAAATCAACCGCGCATACAAGCATTATAATGTCACCGTTACCATGTTCATGTGAAAGTTTATCCGGCACAATTGCAGGCATATAATTGCGCTGGTTTTTCATTAAACCGTCTGACTTTATCTCTCTAACCGTATCTTTCCACGGAAAACCTAGTGTTTGATTCTGAAATGTTATCAGCAACTCTATTCTCTTTGGTGCATTTATAGGATTAATATCACACCAATCTGAGGCAATTTTCTCCCACGATCCAAGACCGAACCCCGCATACAAGCCAGATATTTGAAACGAACCATATTTTTTGTTCGCTTGCTGATGTGTTGGAATCCAAATACAAACCTTATCACCACTATTCTTGCGCGAATACGAATCTTCTCTGTACATATCATACTTATGCTTTTCTGTAAACGAACCTCCGCAATGCTGGCATATATAGTGAACTGAATCGTCTTCTAACCCGCCTAAGTTTGTTCGTTTGTATGTCAATCCGGCATAATCACCGCTTGGTAATCTATGCGAAAATTTAAGGTCTATATAAGTACCGCATTCTTTGCATGGAATATTGAAATAATTCTGGTCGCCTTGTAAAAACATTGGATGAATCAAAGATGTTCCTTCAACCTCTGGTGTCGATCCTATGTAATTCTTATGTCCGCCTTGGTATGTCTTAAAACGTGCCGATATTAACGGGAAAGGATGTCCTGACTTATTATTTCCCTTGTATCTCTCAAACTCATCTATCAAACCATACTTAGGTGTTATTGATGATAATTCGCCTACTGTCTGTCCGCTCCATGTAAACAGGGTGTTTTGCCCGTTATTGAATTTCTTTTCTCCCGTTGTGTCACCTGAACCTGTAGATTTTCTTTCCCCTGCTTTTGGCCGGCCTACTTTTGCGCTTATGCCAGATTCACGTATCATATCCTCGATGAATCCTCTCATAGCACGTTTTACGTTAGCATCGTTATTCGACATAAACAGTACATTGCCGTGATATTGGTACATTATTGCAAGAAGAATATTTGCAAGTGCAGCTAGTGTCCATCCCATTTGTGAAGCTTTCTCGACAAATATATCTGTGTATGGACATTCTGGACTTAATGTATCTACAACGTCTCGCCAGAATGGAGAACGCTCCCATGAGAATTGACCCGTAACATTACCATCTGATAATATCCTGTATTTCTCTGCTATCTCGCTTGGTTTAAGAAATTCCTTTTCATAACTGAATGCCTGCTGTAGTAATCTGTGCGCCTTATCCATTAAGTTTTGTCGTTAAATAGTTTGATGATTTTGATTCTGATTCATTTAGTATTGCTGTCAACTCTCTCTCGAATACACCAGCATAAGTATTTGGCAATTTGTATTCGATAGACATATCTTTTACCAATCTCATTGTCTTTGCCAGTGTATTTTCAAATTTAATCTTAGCCATTTCTTTCACAAACGGGATGATGCTTGTTGCAGAAATCATATCGCCTTTTTCTTTTTGAAGCATTATTTCAGCTCTCTCTGCCTCGGCTTGTACTTTTCTCAGTTTCGCTTTATCCATCTCTAGCATTGCCATACTAGCCTCGAATCTAGCTTGTCTTGCTTGGCTCTGCTCTTTTTCAATCCTTTCTTGCTCTTCTTTCGATACCACCGGAACTTCTTTCTCTACTTCTTTCTTTGGTTCTGGCACTGGCTTTTGTTTAGGCTCAACAACCCTCTTTGGCTCTTTTACTTTCTTATCAGAATCTTTGCCTTTTTTGGACACTTCTTTGATTGGCTTTGGTAGAACTGGCTCTTTCTTTTCGGCAATACGTTCTGCTACCTTCTTTGCTCCAAAATAATTACTCGGTAATTCCAGATTAAATTCCTTTCGAGCTAGTTTCCTGTTTACATAAGTAGAGTTTTTGGTAACTGCTAGGTCGATTATGTTACTTTCGGCTGGGTCTGGTATTAAAGACTTTTTCGAGGGGCTACATAGCGCATGTACATCCTTAATACTGATGCTTAACATGTCGGCTATCTCACCCCTTGTGTACCTTGTTTTATTCATTGGTAGTGTATTTAGGTTAATTTACTGGTTTTTAGATACTTATATTGGTAGTTAGCATGTTTTTTTGAAGCCGTCAAAATTTCAATTAGCGAATGCCAAAGCTACCAAAACGTAGCTAAATTACCAATTGCGAATTGCCGCGGGTTGCAACCAACT